GTATCGGCAGTAACTGTCTGATTAGGAGCAGTAAAACTATTCTCATCAAAGTATACTTCATCCTCACTACTTGGCGCGCCAGCTCCTCCTGCCCCACCACTTGAGAGAGACCAATGCGCTGTGTCAGACCAGTTCCCGCCATTTCCTACCCAGTACTTTGTAGCCATTCTTAACTCCAACTTCCCTGCTGCGAAGTAATCAGCTCTAAAACTCCGGCCTTCACAGAAAGACTTGCTCCATCAACAACAGCATCTGGCGCACCAACAATCACTTGTCCATTGAAATTACAAAGACTCATAGCTTTCGGAAGCGTAGAGGAAAGTGAGTAAACTCCTGCTGCACCGGTAGGATTGGACAAAACAATCCCGGTTACACTCACAAGGTCTTCATTATGTACAAAAAGTTTCCCCATTATTCTGTCACAACCTCAACGTTGTTTGTGTTCCCACTTGCCACTTGATTATACAAAATCGTTATATCAATAGATTCCTGCGGTGAAGGAATCCCAGCAATCGTAATATCTAAAATTGAAAAAGAAGGGTTATACAAATCTTCGGTAACTGCCATTGCTGCAGCATATAAAGCAGAAATTGTAACATCTGCTCCAATCTGTAGGGCATTCAGATAATCAACAATGGCTTGCTTAATTGCATCGGATGTTGCAGTTGTGTAACCGTCCAAGGGATAAATCATCACTGTTGCATAAATAGGAATGTATTCAGGGCGATAAAAACGAATCGGAGTGATGACACCTGTTATAGGATCGGCGACATCAATAATAACATCTCCATTTGTGTAAACACCTAATCCTCTGTTCAACCAAATTTCTTCTGCAACATCTTCATCATCCCCACCTTCAACAACACAGGTAATTGAATGAGGAGGAGTTCCATGAATGTCTTCAGTATTTGTTGGATTTTCAATCACATTATATCGTGTCACTTCCTCAAGAGCAGCAATTGCAGAAATGGTTCCAGCCAATAAATTCATTGAAGGTCTGGAAACACTTAAACGCTGTCTTGTTCTCAATTCCGAATCCGTCTCTACAGCATTCCCCACGGTTGCTGCTGCTGCATTTGTAACTGAAGTCCAACCTGCAGTTGGAGTGCTAATAGAAGTAATTGTGTCTGGAAGAGCGGTTATTTCACCAATGGTCTGGCAGGTTGCAGTCACATCCACAGTGCCATCTTCACCAATAGTAACTGTTTCGGGCAAAGACCAACGATAGCCACTGGTGTCTACAACTTCTCCATTTGTAATCACGGTTCCTGCTGTCCCTGTAAGTGTTACAAGACAGTTTGAATAGGAAGCACCTCTTCTTGTCACACCATTGAGTTTTACAATTTGATCAAGACCAGACCCAATTGCTGTCTGTGGCCCCCTGTTATTATAACTCAATTGCACTGAGGAAAGTGCATCGTGAAGCCTCAATGAAACGGCACTTATCCATTGATAATCGGCAGAGTCCTCTTCAAGATAAGCATCTTGACCGTAAATAGATTTATATTGTTCAATCAGATAATCCCGAACATCAATATAAGTTGGGATGACCAGACCTGCTGAAGTAACTGTAGGGGATGTATAACTCATCTTTCAATTTCTCCCTGACCATTTGTTATGGTTACAACTGTCCCATAAATTGTTTGTATGATGCAGTAGAATTGATAACTTCTCTGTTCAGTGTTGAATGCAGACGCCATGTCAACAATCCCTGACACACCCGGAGTCTGCAAAATAGTATCCTGCAAAATTCTGTCAATTGTTTCTCTTTTTGCACCTACTACACCAAGAATAGATTGCCACATGGGAACACCTGACAACTGATTCTCCCACCATTCCCCGCGCCAAAGTCGTAACCGAGTAATAACAGCTTGACCAACAGCTTCCGTATCAGTAAGAAAATCCTGTCTGCCTTGCCCCATAACTGGTTCATTGTTTGTGCCTAATCTTCTATATCGAACGCTCATCTTATTTTGCCCCTGTCTTTATTGTAGCACAAGTTAACAGTGTTAAAGCTGTATTTGGTGAGCCAGAAGGTGTTGAACTCCCCGGCCCCGGATTATAATTGTGAGTATGATTGTTGAATAAATCAATAAGCCTCTCATCAATTATTTTTCTTGTATCATTCGATTCCCCCAAGTTTACCTGAGAACCTTCAACATTCACAACACCACTGCTTTTTATTTCTGCCTCGGCACATTCAATAGAAACTTTGGAACTGACTTTTATAGAAACACCTGTTTCTGTAACATCAATACATACATTTCCATCAAGGGTTCTGATTTGTAAGCTGTCTTCTGAATAATCAGAAACCACATTCGGTTGACTCCAGATACCGCATAGTGCAAAACAATCATTGATATTATGTCGTCTCTGAAATTTTTGCACATTCTCTTCACCACCACTTTCAAACCAAGCATCAATACAGGTGTCACAAAAAATTAACAAACACTCATCGCCAACTGCAATAGGCGTTGTGATAACAAACTTTCCTGAACGAGGCATAAAAATAGGAACATCGGGAATGATGCCGTTTTTAAAGTGTTCATACACACCACGACTAAAAATTCTTTCCTTGATTGCAATCTGTGCAGTAATGGTTTGCTTGCTGCTGTCAAAACTTTTTATGATTGCAGGAGAAGCACAGTGCATATCAGCCTTTACTTTGCTCAATAAAAGGCTATAGAAATCCGTTTCCCTTGAAAGGAATTCTTCTGGTGTGACAAAATCAACTCGTTTGTTCTCTGTCATTTTAACTCCCTGCTTTGACCAGCATACTAGGATCAACCACTGCCATACAATCTGAGTACCAATCCTGTCCTCTCGTGTCCCCCGTATGTGTTACAGAAGCTATTCTGTAAACACCCAAATTGGAATATCGGGCAATAGGAAACCCTGTTCCAACTTGAGATTGTGAAACCTGTACTTCTGTATTTTTTAAACGTACCTGAACATGATCACGACGCCATTTCAACCTTGGGTCTAAAAGGGTCTTGAAGCTCACCCCCATAGGAACAGAAGAGGGAGTTCCTATTAATCCTGTTTCTGGTGAAACTACTAATTCCTGTCCGGGTTCAACATTTGCAAATGGATCAACTGCTGTGACAAGTGTGTTTTTTTCTGTGATGTCAGCTACAGAAAGCCTGTACCCCGGAATGGATGATGCTGCATCCTTGCATAGATCAAGCAGATTCCCAGAAAGAACAGCTCCTCTTGGAGAAGGGTTGGGGTCAGCTTCAGTAAATTCCTTTGGTTTGCTTTCATGAGGTATTTTATATTGCTGAGTAAGCCTTTCCAGTTGACCGGATGGGGTATTCTCCTGTCTTGTTACATAAGCAACAACAAACGTTTTCTGGTAAATTGCATAAGGAGCAATGGAGTACAAATACAAAATTCTGTCTGCAACATTCTGCCTGTATTCGATAAAGTTGTATATATTTGCATTCCAGATTGTTCCAAAAGGCCCGTTCTGATAACCGGCTTTTATGATCAAACGTGCTCCTTGATCAACAATTGTGTTCACCAACTCTTGACTTGGATTGTATAATGCAACTTCTCCATATAAAGGAACACTGTAAGAAGAATTCACTCGGAACTTGCAGTGCAAAGCTTGTTTTCCAAATGCAGAATCACTCAGAACAATAGCTTCATCGTCCTTGTAGGTTTCTCCATAATCATCCGTTCCTTCAAATTTATCGCGAGGGACAATGATAATTTGCCATGAACGACGATACAAAGTAGGTGCGGAACTGTGTTCCTGCGCTACTTTTTTAGCTTGTGCTTTAAGCTGCTCCACTTCCTTCAGAGTCATGAAAGTGTCTCTACTCAAATAGGAATCAGCTATGAGTTGATCTTCATTCATTGTCATCCCAACACCAAACAAAATCTGAACCTAAATTTGTATCATCCAAAAGATCATCGCTTCCACCGGAAATATTAATCAAAGCACTGACTCCAATTTTCATGTACCCGTACTGCTCAAGCAAGTCCTGTGACGCAAGCAAAGGTAAAGAAGAAATCAGGAGTTCTTTTGTTTTCAAATCAGTTATAGAGCATACCCAATAACTTGCCATTCTGTTGTACTCAAGAAAAGCTTGCAAATTTTTAATCTCACCATTCACTTCAACGGAGAATGTGATTTTCTGATTAAAGGTATTTGTTATTTCAAGTTTCTGTAAAGCCATTATTTAATTACCGTCCCATACCTCATGCCATGTATAACAGAGGCTAGTGGCAAACTATTTTCTTTGCTTGTATTTACACTAGCCTCGGATTCTGGCATTGTTTCTGCGGGATATAAGCTTTTTGATGCTTTTCCTGTTCTGGCAATAAAAACTTCTCTCAAGGAAATGGTACATTTTAACCCATGAACTGTTTTATGATCATCACGGGATGAAATGCTTTCAATAAGCATATTTGAGTATCGTCTCAACCGGGTATTCAATGTGATAAGATAACCTGATTCCTGAAGTGCCACAAAATGCTGATAGGCATTTACTGATTTTCCCTTTCCTGCATTTGAGTAAGCAACAATGGAAGAAACAGCAGAATCAGAAACAGGATTATCCATCACATCACTCATACCTATTTCCAAAGTAACACTGGCTGGCTTCTGAAACGAATGATCGGTGATAGCTGCTCTCCATTGAACTGGGTGTTCTGTTATCTGCCTCTGAGTATTGTGGTCAGTGGATAACACGGCATCAAAAAAATACATTTGTTCCTTTCCATTGTCACTAGTATAAGACATAAAAACCACATTGCTGTTCTCAGAGGACAAATCAGTAGAATTGTAAAGCTGGCCCCACTCAGGAGGGCGATAACCCTTTTTTGTTCCAACCTGTCCGGCAACGGTACTTGTTGCCCAAATCATAGAAGCTGTTTGTGCTGGTGTAGGAACACCGGCTATCTGTTTGATAGAACCATAGGCTCCCAGCAGGTCATTTATTCTTGATTTTGGAAGTTCAGGCATAATTACAACTCTTTATTTAATACTCTGCATGTTTTTATTTTCTCTTGCTTTCTTCTGTAACTCTGTCGGCAAATCTGTGAAATTCCTCACATTGGGTAAAATAATGTCCCCATTAATAGCTATGTCCCAATAAGTGTAAGTAGAATCATACCCAGATGTTTTATCGGTATTAATAGCTTCTGCAAATTTCTTGGATACCCCATATCTTTTTGCATCTTCTGGGGATATGTTTGCTGGAATTTGAGGAGCATTGGAAGGAGTAACTGCCTTTGCCTTTTTTCGTTCAATGTCTTGTTTACCAGCAGAAGACTGTGTTTGATAATTGTCAGCATATTGACCAAACACTGCTTTTTTTCCAGTGTCTAAATAAGTTCTTACATAATCATTCATTGCAAACAAAGTTTGATCTAAAGTTGTTGCTTCTATAGTAGCAATCTCCAGTTTTGATTTTTTCTTTAAAATTTCAATCTCTGCATCATACTGTTCAGGGGTTATCTTTTTTTCTCTTTTTTTACGATCCAATTCCCCAAGTTCCCAAGCATGTTCCATATGAGCTTTGTCTTTTAGTGCTTTTTTAGTAGCAATAAAATCCGCTGCAGTAACTATAGTGGTTATGCCCAGTGCCACTGTACTAATCATTGAAGCCACTGTTCCAAGCACAGCGGCAAATGTTTCCCACAAACCTATTTTTAATAAATCACCGTCAATTCCAGCAAAAGACTTTTTCAATATCTCTAAAGAGCCAGACAATATATCGAAAGTACCTTCCAGACTCTCCCACAATTCACTGAGTCCTGAATAATCCTTGGGGTCAAGACCTAACCTGTGAGCTTCTTTCCATTTGTAAAAATCTTCTATAAGCAGAAAAAAACCTGCTATTGCTACCAAGGTAGGATTTAGCCTTAATCCTAAAGCTATTGCAGCAATGAGAGCAACTATGCCTTTTGCAGCATCAGGGAGAACATTAACAACATTTTTTATCCCCGTGTATATTCCTTTGATAATAAAAATCAGGGATTGTCCTAGATCGAGAACACGTTTAAGCAATACAGCAATCTTCTGACTGATTTCCGGTAGGTTATCAATTATCCACTTTCTCAGATCAGCAAGCCATTTTTTAAGCTCCTTCATGTCTCTGCCAAGCATTTTTGCAAGCCGGTAGACAACATTTTCAACAACCATTTGTGCAGTTACTTTGAGCTTGGTAAATTCAAATCCTACTGAACGGATAAACTGAAATTGCTCCCTTGCATCGGCAGGCGGACCTGCTGCTTGAACAATCTGACGAAGCTCATGATAATGACTTCTCAGTTCAGGATTCCAAACGATTTCTTCAATGGAAGCACCTAAAGCTTCTTGTGCTATAACTAATTGCTTTGCAGCGTCAGTTGTCATGTGCATTCGCAAAGCAATTTTCTGATATTCCAAATCTGTTTCAGCTACTTTGTCCATCAAAGCTGTTGTAGCAGTAACAGCAGCAGCAACAGCACCGACATAACCAAACATTTGTTTGATCAGAATATTTGTTGCTTGATTTTTTGATAGAGCACTGAGAGAATTTTCCATCTCTTTCAAAGCTTGGCGAACACGGGCCTGAGCAGGATTATCAATATCAAACCCCAATCGAACCAGATATTCTTTTATGACGTCAGCAGCAACCATTATTTGTTCTCACTCAATGATCTTTGGTACTCTTGTATACGTCTTTCGTTTTCATTTTTTACTGTCTGCATTTCATGCCAGTCCAGTAAATCATCGTAAGTGTAAGTGCCGTCCCACACTTGATATTGTTGCCAAGCTCCTGCCATCACAGGAGCATAAGCAAACGTGTCAACGTTTACACATTGGATCAGGTCAATGGGGCAAAACCACTCTTGAACATTTCCAACGTGTTTGCGTCGAAAAAACTTTTCACGTTGTACCCCAACACATTCACAGTCAAGAGCAACGCCATAGCAGCATCTTGTTCAATGTCAGGAACCCCCCACCTTCCGTCAGGAAGCATAACAGATACAGGTGCAATTGTGCCACCGGCAGGGACAATCTCTGCACAGCATTTCAGACAGTCTTTCTGAATTTCAATGAATTTTTCTTTTGGCATAATTGAAACAGACTTTCCTTCTGCTGCAGAAGGAAGCCCTTCAATCTGTTCACCAATTCCCATAGGAAGGATTTGGGTGAGAACTGCATAAACAATGTAGGAACCTGTCAATGCATCGAACTTACTCAAACGGAATTTTCGTTTTCCAATCTCAACATCTTTAAATGTTTCTCTCATTTTTCATTCTCCCTTTTTGAAAAATTTTACCAGTTGGTGTTTACAATGTTTGCTGCCCACAGAGTCCAGCTCACTCTGGCCCCCTGAGCTTCATAACTCTTGTCGGGAATTTTACCAAAACTCACCCCCGTACACACATGACTTGATCCGTCACTCACATTACGAAGCACCACTGCCGCAATCGCCCACTCCGCTGCGGAAGCAGTTAACAGGTAATTGTACAAGGCTAAGAGATATTTGTGAACAAGGGACGTCTGCTGACACTCAATAACAATCTGCCCATTGTTGCCTTCAATCTTGGAAACCATAATGCTTCCATCAGCGGCAGCATCATGAGCAGTTTTTTCCGTCAGCATACTAACAGTCACACGCCCACTTCCTTCCCCCGTAAAAATGAATGGGGTTCTCATTGGATGGGAGATTGCACCTGCCAAATCCAAAAAGCTGTATGTTGAATTTCTAGCCATAACTTTTCCTCCTTATCTGTTAACGTAGACCCCAATGGTTATATCATGCACAGCTCCCGCCTCTTTAATGGAAATATAAATTGGCATTGCCTTTCTTGCTTCCCTGTCTGCGGAAGTCTGTTCACTGAAAGATTCAGACTGGCAAACATAACCTTTAGTGAGTACGTCACCATATTTTAAATTTAAAACTGTAACCCCTGTCCAAACCCCCGGAGCAAGAAACCCTCTGTCAACTGCAAGTTCGCAAGCCTGCACACAACCCAAAATAAGCTGTGCCTGTCCTGCGTCAGTCTGAGGAATCTTCGTGGTCTGATAAAGCAAATCCATCATATTCAACTGAATGTCATTTCTCAACATATCAAGATTGATTCTTTCATCAAAGAAGCTACCGTCAGACATTTTTCCCTTCTGGAAAATGTTGTAGTAGTTTCCATAATTCAAATAGACATTCAGGTTCTTGCCATTCAGATAACCCACCTGAGTAGTCGTCAGGTCTTCCACATTGATTCCAACTTCTGCTTTAAACATTAAAGTGTAAGCAGAATTTGCAAGACCATTGTTTGCACCCATTGCATAACCCATGATTGCCACAATAGCCAGATTGTTATCAGTAGAGTACTGACCGACAGTGTTTTTGTAACTCAAAGCTTTCAACAACGATCCAATGTCGGTTGTTGCACTTGTGATACAGTCTGCATCGGAAGTTGTATAAGCATACACCGTTGATGGAACTGCTGCTTCTGCCCATGCAGCCAAAAGCAAATGATCAGCTTTCTCAGCATCGGGACAAACAGCAACATACCATTCTGAATTTGCCTGTCTGCAAGCTTCAACTGCTTCCACAAGAGTTTCAGCAGGGGAAGTGCTTTGACAACCAACCCACAAGGTTTTTGGGGCAGGATTCTGACTGAAATAAAGTAGGGCTGCCATGTATTCAGTATCAGTTGTAGAAAACCCATCCGTCAGCATGTCAGAAGCTGTGTTGTATTCCCGAACCCTTTCCGTCGTATCAATCACTCCCGCCGTTCCTACAACAAGTAACTGATTAAACGTTGCCCTTGGAGCAGACAAAGGGGAAACATACTCAGAAATAGCAACAATGTTGTTTAGATTCTGTGTAGTCATTTTATTATACCTCTCTTATTGGTTTATCGTAAATTCAATATTGACACCGTTTTCTCTATCAATTTCAATGTCAACACTTTCAACCGCATTTTGTTCCCTTGTGTCAGTAAGCAGTTCGTTGAACTGTAACTGCATATCCCCTCTTTCCCACCACTGACCCTGACCCGGTTCAGGAGCGCGTCGGGGTTCAATGGTGTCCGGTATATAAAAAATCTGTTCAGCGGATAATGTATGCCGAACGGATTCATAAAACATTGCTGTTTTTATTTTTTTCAAATTATAAAGAGCGTCTGCACCATAAGCAATAACGTTCAACCCCATCACCCTTGTCATTCCTCTGGTTTCCAAAAGATCAGGGGAACCTTCATCATAGCTTACGTCCTGCTGTCTATTGATTTGGTGATCAATAGGAACAGCCATAATAAAAATTACATCATCCGTTATCTTGAATGCCGGTGGCCCCTCTGTTTCCCATCCTATCCGAACATCATTAGGTTTTGAAACAGACCAATCCAAAATATCAACAATGATAGGTTGGAGAATGTCTTCAAATTCTGCAATGGTTCGCATAGCCATTCTTAATCACCAGCCATCCTTTGAGCAATACCTTTGTAAAAACCAAAATCCGAATAATTGTTAACACTAATCAGTTTCCATAAATCACCTTTCCATAAAATTTTATCCGACGTTCCTTGTCGATCATTGCTTGTTATGTACAAAGGTGTTTTGGTATAAATTGAAATAGTGCCCACAACCCTATCTGCTTCTGGGAGCATGTTCAACTCTTTTGCACTTGCAGGAATAATCACACCTACCATTGAAACTTCAGTATGCGTTTCAACCCATCGACCATTTACAAATTCGCCTGAACTGCGATACACAGTAAACTTCTGTGAAAAATCCGGATCAGTAATTAGCTCTCTTACATTAATCATGCATCCCTCAACACGTACGTAATCGCTTTTCTCATTTCTCCGGTGTCCACAAGAGGAATAATACTTGAAGTGTCAATCTTCTTTTTCCCCTTACCATATTTCCTAATCTTTGCATTTTTAGTTGATTCTGCAAGTGGGTCCCAACCGTTCTTCGGGTTCTTAAACCACTCCCTGCAAACATTTTGCGCTTGTAAACCGGCAGCATTTAATCCGGCAACAAATCCAGCTTGATCGCCATTTAATCCCTTATTTACTGCGGCAATTAATTGCCTGGAAATCTTTGCTTTATTGGTTTCATCTTCAATTGCAGGTTCAATGACCGGTCTTGCAGGGAGATGACGAAGAGGACTGCCCTTTGAATGTATCATCAATAAAGAAGCATTTGTCATTTCTCCATCATCCCTCTTGCTGTTCTCTTTCGGAATGCCGACATAAACAGCCTTCTTCTTTAATTGAGCCAAGACCTT